GCCGCCTGGAGATCCACAGGTATTAATAAAAACGAAATTGATTAGACACGCCTCGAAAACCCCCAGAAACAGGGGGAGTTAGTTCAGTAATTTCCAGCTCATCACCTGGACTCAGGACTGGGCTGCACGGCTGCAGCTTCACCAGCTGCGGGGAAGCTGTTCTTAAAGAACAAATACCATATATCGCGGCGCTCGGATCAGTAACCCACAACATGCGGGAGTGAGTTCAGTAATTCCTGCTTCCGGGCCCAGGGGAATCCAGCCCGCTGCAGCTTGAGCTGCTGGAAGTAAAGCTGAAGATGACTCTAATATAATGAGAGGGAGTACGATTCAGTAATTCGGGGGAGTGAGTTCAGTAATTCGGGGGAGTGAGTTCAGTAATTCTAGAACAACGAATCTCGGATCTCGTTCCAATCATAAGGATACTCGAATTGTTTTAAGGGAAGGTGTTTTAAACCTTTTTTCGCTATTATAAGGGAGTCTTTCCCCCTATATAAATAGAGAGATCTCTTAAAGAGGCTCTCGGACTGTTTTTTAACAAAAATATAAGAGATTCCCCCAGCTTCAGCATGCTTATAATGCCACGCTACTTGTAAAGGCGACAGTAACACTTTGTAATATTTCGTTTGCTTTAATTCTATCCAAATTGACACCCCTTTATAACAACCAAAAACGTCCGGAATTCCACCCCCAGTCCTATTCTCAATTCTTGTCCAAAATGGCTCATTTATGCCATTTTTTAAGGACTTCCAGAACAAAGATTCTTTTGACATTTATTTCATGTTGTTGTAAGAAGTTGGGATAATTAGAAAGGAAGAAATTATGCAAATTAATTTTGGTAAATATGACGCAAGTTGCAAAAACGGATTGTGGACTTGGTTCATTAAAAACAAACATAACACAAAAACCATTGAAGTTAAAGTTGGCTTCACATCGCCATTATCAACTATTGTTGATGATATATATTTTGAAGAAAATAAAATTGATTATAAAAAATTATATTCAGAAGTGGTGGAAAAAATTTTAAAGTACGACCACAATTCATATGGCTACACTGAAATGTTCAATGATAATCATAATGAATTTACGCCAGGAGCTGATGGTTTTCTTACTGACGAACAACTGTCTGAAATTCAAGATAGTTCAGAGTTATACAAAATTATTCGAGACGTTTATAAAAACGCTCCTAAAGTATTAACGGACTTTAACAAGGAGGAGAAATGGGGTGCTTAATGGGACGGAGAAAAAAGCAGACAGAAGAAATTTTGAAACCTACCACAGAGTTAAAAAATCAAGGAAAAAAACGTTTGGCTAAAGCATTAAAGAAACCATTAAAAAGGAGAAAGAAATGACAGAAATGATCATAAAACTTGATTTGGATATGACGGAAAGAGAACTTTTAAAAAAGTTTTCCAAACGTTGTAAAGATCTAGAAAATAAAATTAGTGATAAACATGTCTATAATGTGGTTATGGATAAAAAAGAAACATATGACCCTAAAGAATTGTTTTTTGGCATTGCCTCATTAGAGAGAGATATAAGAATTTGTCAGAATTTTTTAAAAGAGATACATACCGTTATTGATGCCTATCACCGAGAAAATGACATAGGATCAAGAGGAAACGTACAGTGAAAACAGAAACCATTAAAAAGGAGAAAGAAATGAGAACTGAACACGTAAAATGCAATAATGGATTCGGAGTTGATATAGTTCAACCCATTCCATACGTGGCACAACAATATAATAATCGAGCTCTAACTCAAGAGACTTTTATTCCACGTGTCTTTAGGGACAAGAATAAAAGTTTCTGGTTAAACAAATTATTACACATTATTTCAAAAGGAAGTGATGATATAAACACAAAAAGAAAAGTAACATTTAAAATGGGTCCAACTACTTACAAGTTGGTTAATAGAAAAGAGCTCATGATTAAATTTTATAAAAGATTATCATCAAAAAGAAATATTGTATTTCCGGAAGCTCTAAATAGGGAGCCTGTAACAAGATCCGCACCTCTTCGCAAAACGAAGAAAAGCAAAACTTGTTATGTCTGTAGAAAACTAAAACCTAATCGTATGTTCTATCAAAGAAAAGACGGCACATACTTTTCGGGTTGTATACCATGTCAAAAAACAATCAGAGCTAAATCTAAAGAAAAAGGAGGTAAATAATGAAAAGAATTAGTCTTGGACATATAGCTATTGATAGTGGTCAGTTAATGATAACTGATCCTTGTCGAATTGATGAATATTGGAAGAAAGAAGACTATGATGATAAATCAAAACCAACAGCTTTCTCTTACAACGATGTTTGTCATAAAACTTTAGAAGGAACTTCATCTAGCAATTTTCCTAACTCTAAATCCCAAGGACTTGCCATTCATGTATCAAGTGGACACGGAGATGGCTTGTATCAAGTATGGGGATACGTACATGAAGGTAAAATTGTTAAAATAGATATTGATATGTGGAGTATAGACACCCGAACCAAAAAGACATAAACTTTTATGGTGAAGGAAATTTGTGCAACATTATTAACACTATGCAGTTCGTTCTTAAGTGGTTTCGATTTTACGTATACCGATAACAAACAAGAACTATTTGTAAGAGGGATTGCCGAGTGCACTATTAGTGTGAATCAAGAAATTCCACCACATACCAGAGTGCCTGTTCTTATTAGTATAGCGCAGGCTATTCTGGAATCCGATTGGGGAAAAAGTCGTTTTGCTAAAGAAGCCAATAATTTTTATGGAATGATAGAAACCGATGAAACAGAACCTCATCTAAAAGCTTTAAATTCCAACGTCTTAATAAAAAGTTATGGAAGAAAATGTGAATCAGTTTCAGACTATATACATCTTTTAAATTCTGCCAGTCATTTTAAAGATTTTAGGGACGAAAGAGTTAAACAATCAATGATTACAAGAGAAGTAGATTATGATAAATTAATTGAAACTTTAAGACCATATGCTGTAGATCCATTTTATGTAGAAAAATTAAAAGAAATTATAAATCTTTTACAAGAAGAATATTTTAGGGGGTAGAAATGATTACAAATGTTTTATTAGGATTAATTTTATTAGTGTTATGTGTGATTCTATGGGTTGCAATCGCATACGGGCATAACCTTTTTGGAAAGGATAAAAAATGATGTATTGGCTAATGAGTAAACTAGCTAAACTTATAGAAAAAATTACTTCTTAAGTGGCTTATTTGACTTAACATCCTCAATAGTGATGTGATCTATTAAAGGGGAGTGAAACTCAACTATTTCTTTGAGTCGCTCCTCTACTTCTTTTCTACTCATACTATCAATCGTTCCATGTAATACGGTGGAAACCTTTTCATGTAGCCCTGCAGCTTGCCCTCGGATTTTTTCGGCATTTACAGCTGCCGACCAATGTCCACTATCTTTTGCTCCCTCCCTTAATTCCTTAAGATCTCGCATGTGAACAGACAAGTTAGTTTCATTTTTCTTTTGTTGGTCTTCTCTGAGCTCTTTAATATAAGAAACTACTTTTGGATATAAACTTGGATTTTGAAGCTGATAGGAAACTTGACGTGCTACTTTCTCAGAATATCCTGCCTGACGAGCTGCCTCAGCTCCAGTAACCTTACCTTCCCCAAAAACCAAATTATGAGAATAACGAAGTTGCATCGGGGTAAGCTTTTCAGTTTTTTTATATTTTGGCATGATGTTCAAAATGTCTTTCCAACGAAGATTTTTTATCTTCAGCCTGGGAGATTAGATCCAGTAATTTATCAATCTCTTCCAGGTGTTGAGGATGCTCTCCAATACCAACAGGATGTTCAAAATAAATTCTAATACGCGCCTTAGCATCAGCAATACTTGCCTGATACTTCAGTAATAATGCACTATACAGTTCTTGAGGTATTGTTTTCAATGAAATCTCTTATATAGTTATGTCAAAGTAATTTAATATATTTTTTTAAGCTTTTCAATGAAAAGTGTAATGTGATGTTGAATATGTTGAATGGTTAAAATACTCATTCAACACATTATTTGTGTTAATTAATGACAGAATATATATATTTTTTAATGATGTTGACTATGTTGAATGATTTTTAAAAAATTTTAAAAAAAAAAATTTAAAATATATCTGACATACCTATATAGAAGATTTTTTTTCTGAGGAAGAGGTGTGCGAAAACTCCTCTTTGTTAGCTCTGCTAAGACCTTAATGCTGTCTTCCATATATTGACAGTATTTACAGCTTAACAAAAAAGCAAGAAAAAATAAGGTATGCCTCATAAAGCGTGTTACGTTTTGTAGGGAGAAGGTGTAAATTTGTAAAGTATGATAACAGTTTGGTTTTTATTAGCATTAATAGCGTTCCCTGGGAGTCCTGCAATTACGTATAAAGGATATTACGCCTATCACACGGAAAAAGAGTGTGAATTACAACGCCCTCATTTAGAAAATTTTTTAGTTGATTTAGAAATAAAAAAAGGGAGAGGTACTTTATATGTGGAAACATATTGTCTGGAAATGCAGGCTTTTTCAGATCAACTAGAGCAATATAGGAAAGAAAAGGATATAAGATTAGATGGAGAAAAATTAATAGATCTATAGTGTCTTTAGAAATTATACCAATCACCATCCGGGCTGCCAATGAATTTGTAGAAATGTATCATAGGCACAATAAGAAGGTCCAAGGGGCGCGGTTCGCGGTGGGTTGTCTCAGTAATCCCGTAAATACTTTTCGGGATACTCATAATCCCGTAAATACTTTTCGGGATACT